GATTAGATTACATCCATACCGAGGCAAGTAACTGTACCGTAGAAGTCGGAACGAACCATCTTCTTGCCGTACCGAGTCATCACGCCCTTGCGAGGTGTGAAGTCTTCGGGAGCGAAGATAGTAGGCGTAACGATCAGTGGAACGTAAGGAGCGTATACGTAACCAGTCTCGAGGTAACTACCACCCTTGTACCCAACAAGGATCTTGTTGCGTGGGAAGTAGGGGTCCTTATAGACTGTGAAACGGTTGCTCAGTGTACCAACCTTCTCTGCACCGAGAGCCATTCCAGGAGCAACCTGGCCGTCACCGTCGATGCTGTAAGCAGGACGATAAAGGACGGAAGCTTCGAGGATCGTAGCGACATCCGGACCCACAACAATGAAGTTTGCGGAGCCGCGGAGGGTCTTACGATGGATCTCATTAGCGACGTCAATAATGGTCTCAACCAAAGTCTCGTACCATTCGCGGACTGTTCCTGTGAAGGAAGCGTGACCGTTTGTGGTAGAAACGTTGCTGACCTTAGCACCACTTCTCTTGTTGACGAAAGCACCTGGCTTACGATTCCAATAGAAGGTAGTATCAGCCTGCATCAGAAGATCATTCAGGATCTCACGGTCAATCTCAAGAGCAATCTGCTCGGAAAGAATCTGTGTGAGCTCAACTTCTGCATCCAGCGAGTGGTATGCGTTGAGGTCCTGTGCAAGTTCTGGTGACCAGCGAGCACGAAGCTTACGAGTATTAGCAACAACTGGAATCGCCTCAACCTTAATGTCGATCTCAGGGATCTCAGGTGAAGGTGATGATCCGAAATTGGACTCGAAAGCAGGTAGTACAACTGAACTTCCAGAAGCAGCATTAAGCTGTGCAGAAATTGGGAACGAGAGGCGCGTTGGCGCTGTTCGAGATCCCATTAGATCGGCTGGAAGCTTTGGAAGGTTTGCACCCTTAAGTGTACCAGAGCATACTGTTAACAGGTGAAGATCACTGGTCTGGCCAGGAACACCAAGTGGAGCTGGAGCGTATGACGATCCATTCCAAGTAACAAGCTGGTTAAGACGTCGAACGTTATGTGTATTACCGTCCTGAATGTCTGAACCTACGTTACCAACTGTTCCACCGTTAAGACCCCACTCTTTAATAAGAGAGGTATCTGCATCGTTATAACCACTTGCCAAGCTAATGAAGTTAATGTAGTAGCCACGCTCATCATTTTCAATTAGTCTGGAAATTTGTGGATCAAACTGAAGTGCCTTACCACTGGTACCTGAGATACCAAGGTTTCTGGAACCGTGTTTACCTACGGCGTTGGCTGGAGCTTCCCACTTACCAGAAACGCCACTGAAAGCGCCTGATGCTGTGATAGAAATTCCATCTACTGCATTATGAACACGTGAGTATCCTGATCCAGCGAGGTCATACTGTCCACCGGTTGCAAGTGATCCAGAACGAATGCCCTTACCAGTTGGGCTGTTATAAACAGATGAACCTGAGCCATAAATGTGAGCTCCGTCTGCATGTACTGACTTCAAGCCTGGGCGTGTATAGTCAAGATAGAAGAGGAGTCCAGATGGAAGACTCATTGGCTGGATTGAAACAAGGTCATTTGCAATCAATCCGCCGAATACACGACGAACAATTGGAAATGCGATATTTGTAAATCCGCGCATATCACCTGATGAAGCGAGATTACCGGCACCTGTTGACAGGGACGATTGCTCTCTAAGAACTTGAGAAGCCTGGTTCTCTAGAAGTCTTGACATGTTCTCTCTATGAACACCATCTAGACCACGGAGAAGTCCCGTGCGGGACCACTTCTCAATAAGTTGACGATTTTGGGATCCTAAGTGTCTCTGTCGGATGCCCTCAGTCAACTGATCTAACGAAAAGTTTTTCTTTGACATTTTTATCTCCTTAAGATAATTTGTGGTTAGTCATTGCTGTCGTAAATTCCAGCGAGAACTGCCCATCGATCCACCTCAGCGCCACTTTTTGCCGGCGATGCCGACCGCGTTGATCTGGAAGACGATCCGATAGTCCGTAAAGATCCCTCACTGAGTCTATTGCTTCGAGAACGGCGGGTGAGGGATTCCGACAAACTCTTGAAAAGAAGCTTAGCTTCACGAAGGGTCTTGGCATTATCAAGCGCCTCGACAATTGCCTTCTGCTGCTTCATTGTTAAGTTTTTGTTTTGCATGAGTTTGTTTGCATAAAGAAGCTTTGCATTAAAAAGATTCATCTCTACAAGTTGACTCTTAAGACCGGCAACTGCTTGCTTGTACTGTGCAGCTTCACGACGTGACTCTTGAAGCTTTCTAGACAATGCAGGTGATCGTCGATTCATTCGACGAGCACGACGACGACGTGATTCTGCAGCGACCATAGGTGGCGTATCAGGAACGTCTGTATTACCGATTTCATCAGCGAGTACGTTGATAAGATCATCTTCATCAATGTCAAGAATGACGTCACCTTGAGCTTCACCGTCTCCAAATTCACTTCCGTCACCGCCGGAAGGATCTTCAACTTCTTCTCTAAGCTTCATCATCTTGGCGAGCTCTCGCTTAAGCAAGTTCTCATCAATTTCATAAACCTCTTCCAGGTCACCGTCTTCGGCGCCCAGGAGGTCATCTTCTCCGCCTTCTTCAGCGTCAAGAGCTAAATCGCCCTCTCCGTCTTCATCAGCAGCTTCTTCGCCTCCGTCTTCGGGGGCTACCTCTGTTTCTAATGAGACCTCTAGGTCTCCAAGTATATCTTCAAGTGCAGTTTCTACAGCAGCTGGCTCTTCGGCCGATGCGAGCTTCTCTTCCTCATCATCTGTGAGTTCAAGAGAGAGCTCAGCTTCGTCCAACTCGCGCTCCTGCATGCCCTTTGTTTCCTCTTCTTCAAAGAGGAAATCGAAGATATTACGACGATTTGACTTTGACATGTGTTTAATCTCCTTTATTGTTTCAGTCAGTCTTCGCTCAAGCCTCTCTTGAGTCTTCTGTTCAGTAATTATGATCTCAGAACGTAATTTTAATGCCTCTCTTGTACATTGCCAAAAACTATTTTTTATTCTGGCCTTCTGAGCAGCATTAAGATCACTCTCGTTAATCGCACTAAACACTTCGCTAAAACGCTGCACCTTTCGGTGAAGCGCATCGACCCTCTCTATGAGAGCGTCATCGGAAGATATTTCTCCCTTTATTAAACGATCTAGCGCTTCTGACATTCTGTCATCCAATACTAAATCATCATCTTCTTGATCG